ACGACTAAGATGGCCTAAATACCATAAAGCATACTTCAAGACACAATTGGAGTAGGCTCACTGAAAAGAACACTTTTTGATTTACTTCCTGACCGAACACGGTAGGATCTACACTATGAACACGACTGACAAGTATTCCCGAGCCGATCTGCTCGAGGCCCTCCGCAACAACAAGGTTGTTGTGACCTTCACGAAGGTCGATGGTACCGTGCGTGACCTGTATTGCACGCTGAAGAACGACCTGATCCCGGCCGACAAGGTTCCGAAGAACGAGAAGCCGATCAAGGAGAATGACTCAGTCATCCGAGTCTTCGGCCTCGACCAGTCCAATGGATGGCGTTCGTTCCGCGTGGCTTCTGTCACCGGAATGACCATCATCAACGACTAATCCAATGGCTGTCGAAGACATACTCAAGAACGCCAAGAAGCGCACCAAGAAGGCCCGCAAGCACATCGGTGGTGTTGATGCCACTGATGAGCGTTACACCGGTCTCGAACCGGTCTGGGACAATTGGTCCTCGTGGCCCAAGGAAAAGTTCCATGCGGAACGCTCTCGCGCGTTCAATTTCTACAACTACTACCAGGACTCGAAGGCCATGAAGCCTCGTGTGCTCGAGTGGATGGAGGCCAACGGCTATTCCAAGGAGGACGTCTCCGCGGTTCGCCGTACGGCTGACTACCTTCCTGGTGTGACCACCGGCACGCTGTGCACCTGCATGCTCCGTGGCATGCCGGAGAAGCACCCAGAACTCGATTATACGAGCGATCGGGAGTTCGTGGATACCAGCATTCGCAACACAATCTCGATCGGCCGTAGCATGGCCCGGGAGGCATCCAAAGGTGACTCTGGAAGCCCTGCAGCACCCTCGGTTTCTCCGATGGAGCTGCTGCGGAACAAGGCCACGCGTACGATCATCCGTGACCTCGATGAGATGATCGACCTGTGGGTCCTCAAGAAGGACTATGATCCGATCGATATCTATGCCAGGATGCAACACCATGGCCTCTCTGCCATGGCCTGTGCGACCGTGGAGAACTTCCTGACGCGTCATATGACCGAGATCCAGAAGGCTCTGGATGGTTCGGATCCTTACCTCGTGGAGGTCTACCAGAACGAACCGAAGCCTGCCCTCAAGAAGAAGGTACAGGCATTCGAGAAGATGCTGGCCGATCTGGAACGCTTCCGTCATGCAGCCAAGGCCACTCGTGCTCCTCGTGAGAAGAAGCCGATCTCTGCTCAGAAGCAGATCGCTAATCTGAAGTACTGCAAGGAGAACGCCGAGCATAAGATCGCCTCGATCGATCCTCAACGGATCGTCGGTGCCTACCGCCTCTTGGCCTTCAATGTCAAGTACCGCATGCTGATCGATTACGTGGCCCAGAACGAGAAGGGTCTTTCCATCAAGGGTACCACACTGCAGAACGTGGATGAGGTCAACACTCGGTCCATCCGCCTGCGCAAACCTGACGAGTTCCTGCCTATCGTACTCGGTAGTACACCAAAGCAGATCAACAAGGCCTGGGAGAAGCTGACCACCAAGGAAAGCAAACCCAATGCTCGTATCGGATCTGAGGTCGTGCTCCTACGAGTCTTCGAGAGGAGGGACGTCTGATGTTAGACAATATCCTGACCAAAGCATCGCTGGCCGAGAAGGTCGAATCTCTCGTCAAATCCGAGAAGATGTCCTACATCGAGGCGGTCATCCATATCTGCAACGAGATGGGAGTCGATCCGGCCGACATCGGTAAGCTGATCGCACCCTCCATTAAGTCCAAGATCGAGGCCGAGGGAATGGCCTCCAATCTTCTTCCAAAAACCAATACACTGAAAGGGTTCCTATGAGCACAGATCAAACCGTAAACATTAGCGCCAATCCCGATGGTACGCTGGCTGCCAAGCCTGCCAAGATCCCGTTGAAGTACCGTCCTCGTCGCGGCCGTCATCCTGAGGTGACAGCCGGTGCATTCGGCAACGGCCGCAAGCACAATGGCATCAAGTACCGTCGTAGCTCCCTGATCCGTCGCTTTCGATGATGAAGGTCTACACACTCGATCAGAACGATCTGCAGAGGACCGGTCAAGCGGCCACCACTGCATTTCTGAATACGGCTCTGGCTGATAAGGTCATCACTCAGGAGCAATACGATGAACTCTCGAAGTACTGTATGATCTGCCATACCCCAAATGGATTCATTGAGCGGCTGAAAAACGCCATCGGATTCAACAAGGAAGAGAATGGGTATGAGAAGATCTACTGGACTGCGCATCAACTCACAAGGTAATGCAGCCCTGGGAGGCATATCAGATATATACTGCACTGAAGCTACACTTTGAGTCAGAGTCCTACGACGCCTTAAAGTATAACTTCAGAACTTCTGCTAGCCAGAAGTCGTTCCTTCAAAGACGGGATCGCTTTCACTTCGCCAAGCTGGCCAGGAAGTATCCCGAACAAAAAACTTTGGTCGAATTCCTGGTTGCCAATTTCTCTAAAAACGGAAAGGGCATCTGGGCTGGAGACCTACTCGATAACGAAGGTGAGGAGACGTACCGAGACTGGCTGAAGAAGCGAGACTCGTTCACGTACTTTTTTACTGGAGAAGTCGATAAACTTGCTGACTATTGCAGGAGCCATTCGCTCTCGTTCGATCAATTATTTGCTCGGACCGGAGAGGATCATCCTGTGATCGTCAAGCTTTTCGGACAAGGCGAAATCTCAAAGGAGACGGTCACCGTCCTCGATGAGCTACTCAACTTCCTGAAGCATCAGAACGTAACAGAGACGATCTTCTGGCCAGAATTTGAGAAGTCAGTCCGAAAATACCGGCCATTCCTAAGGCAGAGCGTGGATCTCGCAAAGTGCAAGCAAATTGTGCTTTCGAGATTTACATCCGCCTAGTGTCAGCATACAGTCATACATTGTTACACATACTAACCATACATCGCACATACTATGTCATTCGCAAATCTAAAGAACAGTCGCTCTCGCGACATCGAGTTCATGAAGCAGCAGGCGCTCAAGGCCGGCGGCAATACGCCTAACGAGAAGTCCTATGAGGACAATCGTTTCTGGACGGCTGGAGTAGACAAGGCTGGTAACGGTTATGCCGTCTTCCGCTTTCTGCCTGCCGGTGAGGGAGAGGAACTTCCCTGGGTCCGTTACTGGGACCACGGCTTCAAGGGCCCGACGGGCAAGTGGTACATCGAGAACTCTCTGACCACGATCGGTCAGAAGGATCCGGTCTCGGATATGAACTCCAAGCTCTGGAACAGCGGTCTGGAGTCCGACAAGGAGCTGGTGCGTGCACGCAAGCGCCGTCTGCACTACGTCTCCAATATCCTGGTCATCTCTGACCCGGCCAATCCTGCCAATGAGGGCAAGGTGTTCCTCTTCAAGTACGGCAAGAAGATCTATGACAAGATCCTTGACTTGATGCAGCCTCAGTTCCAGGACGAGAAGCCGGTCAATCCGTTCGACTTCTGGACCGGTGCCGACTTCAAGCTGAAGATCCGTAACGTTGAAGGCTACCGCAACTACGACAAGTCTGAGTTCTCGACTCCGGCTCCTCTGTTCGGTGGTGATGATGCTAAGCTCGAGGCTGTTTACAAGCAGCTTCACAAGCTGGCTGACTTCATCGATCCGAAGAACTTCAAGTCCTATGCAGAGCTTGAGAAGCGCCTGAGGGACGTACTCGGTGAGGAAGGTCAGATCCTGACCACCGCCGAACGTACTCAGCTGGATGAGAAGGTTGCGGCTCCTCGCCGTGCCTCTGCTGAAGCTCCGGCTCCTCGTGAGGTTGCAGCTCCAAAGGCTCCTGCAGCCGATGAAGAGGAAGAAGAGACGCTCAGCTACTTCGCCAAGTTGGCCAAGGAAGGCTGATCTTTCTCTAGTCTATCTCAAAACAAGAGCGGTCGAAAGGCCGCTCTTTTCTTTTACAGCGACCAGTTCGCCAGAGGAGTGGTCATCCAGCTGGTACGGTCAGGAATGTTGTTGCTGTTGTATGTGACAGACTGGGCAGAGACGTTCGTGGTCTTCTTTCCGGAACCGCCTGACATCGATGGGATCATCGCCTTGGCAAGCTCGGCATTATCCTCAAGATCTCTGGTATTTGAGACCAGAGCAGACATCTCGGAACCAATCGTAGAAGGTACTGCGCCAATCTTCGCCTGTGTCTGGCCTCCGTTAATGTTTTCCTCAAGAGCCTTGTAGAAAGCGTCCTGTGCACTCTTGAGCAGACCCCAGATTCCAGATTCTTCGCCCTCTGGCTTATTTGGGTCACCTAGTGTTTTTTCGGTAGCCTTATCAGTGACCGTTTGTGCCTGCTCTGCGATTTTCTTTGCTGCAGTTCTTTCCTGCGATGCAGCCACGATACTTTTTTGAGGGCTAGTAGCAGACTCTGCCTCAGTGATGGTATTTGTACCACCTAGGAGTTTCTTGAAGCTGAACTTTCTCAGTTCACCCATGTCAGCACCGAACCATTCTCCGACGTTTGCAATGGCGTTCTTCACGAGATCCATCGGCAGTGCTAGAAGGTACTTTGCTAGACCTCTGAAGATCTCAACCACTCCTCCCAGAATATCTCCGGACGAGAACTTGTCTGCGATATCGCCCCAAACATCGACGAGGGTCTGAAACACCATCTCAAAGGTCTGACGTCCCCAGGCGACCAGACGACTTACGAATTCTTGGATGATATCGGTGAAGCTGAACGAATCGAGGAACGACTCGGCCTCGCTAAATCCAAATTTACCGAGTATCCAGGAAACGGCACTCTTCAATAGATCCAGAGGAGCTCCGATGACTCGTCCTAGAAGTTCAGAAACTCCAGTCTCGAGGGCGGCTCCGATGTCTCCAGTTTTTCCAAACTTGTCGAATGCGGCCTGAACAGACTTGAATATGTCCCAGACGACTAGAAGTTTTCCGAAGATCACACCGAATAACTTGCCGATCCCGAAGAACTTCTTGAAGCTACCGAGGAATGGCTCAATGGCCTTCATCAATGTGTTCTTCATGTTGGCAAAGAACTCACCAACCTTACCGAGAGATCCTCCCTTGGAGAATAGATTGCCGATCTTGCCGAACGTATCACCGATGAAGTCAGTGACGGGCTTGATAAAGTTCTTGATCTTACCAAATACCTCCTTGAATGGGGCAGCCAGTTTTGTCAGGAACTCACCGTTCAGACCGATCTTAGAAAGAAACTTTCCGACACCCAGGATCTTCGATAGTGACGAAAGTATGCCGGTGAAGAGCTTGGTGAAATATCCTACGACGCCAGCCACAAATCCTGCCAATAGACCTCCGATGATAGCCAGCGGTCCTAGCAGTTTGGCCAGAATACCATCTTCTTTCGGTGCAGTTGGAGCTGTCGGCTTACTCTCAGGGCGGGCTCCCAGGCGCGCCAGAAGCTTCATCATCTCCGAGTCTCTTTCTTGCTGTTGTAGATCCTTCGTTCTCTGCGCAGATGCCTGTCTTCTATCGGATTCAACTAAGTAATTATAGGTAGCCGAAAGATCATTGGCAATGATCGACAGAGCGTTTCTCATCAGGCCGGAATAGTCTGACAACATCACGACTCCGGCCTCGACCGACTTCATCGTGGTCAGTAACTCCTCAGCTACCAGAAGTATTCCGTTAAGAGGCTGAAGTAGAACGGACAAATCACTACCACCCTGCACAAGTCCTTGGGCCTGAGCTGTAGCCGGAGCCTCCGAAGCCTCCTTTAGCGATTCCTTCGAGGCCTCAGAGACTGGTGTCAATAGATCGACAACCTTCAGCGCACTCGTCTGAATCTTGTCGAGTGTCTCATTCTGGACCATCAGTTCCAGAAGTATGTCGTCGAATGTGCGCTGTTGTTTGTCTTTTTCGTTCATGTCAACTGTTTGTTCTTACGCTTGGCGCGTTCGTTTTCTTCCTTGATGTGTTCAACCAGCAAGGAAACGTAGATCTCCCTCTCCCACGGAATCATGTTATCCAGCTCGGTCAGACTGTACTTGTGATGCTGCATTAGAGCAAAGTTGGTCTGGTAGTGGTTGACGAGACTATCATGAGAGAGGCCTACGAGAAAAAATTCTGGAGTCCTGTGAGAGTCAGGCTGTTGTCGGCACCACAGTGAGAACACTTGTACTCGATCTTGTGCTCTAGCTTCGGAGTCGATTCAATGAACTTCCTGATCTTATTGAATTGAGTCTGGTTCAGGGATTCGATGAACTGGTGGAGCTCCTCGGTGGTATGATCAGAGGCACGGTGCACGACCTTCTCATCGAAGATCGAATCGATACAACCGACGATGACTGACATGACCACCTTGCCGGTGTCTGACTTGTCCTGTTCGGCGAGCTCGGAGATGAGGTTGACGTTTGGCCAGTTCATCACGACGCCGATCTTATCTGTCAGCTGGATCTTGGCATCTGGCAGGTTCTCGGTGTTGACGGAGACTTCTTCCAGATTGATCTCAAGTGGATTCGGCTTCTCGCACTTCTCGCACTTCAATGTCAGCTTCGATACCTCTCCTACCGACTTGGCGCGTAGTTTCAGGAAGATGTACTCCAGGTCAAACACCGACAGTTTGTCAGGATCGATCTTTCCAAATGTGCAGGACGCGATCGTATCCTTGATGGCCTGGGTGATCTGTTTCTGATCGTTCGACTCACGAGCGACCATCAGGATCTTCTCTTCCTTGACGAGGTATGGGCGATACTGAATTCGCTTGTTGCTGGACGGAAGTCTCAGCTCATATTTTGGGGTCTCAATGACTGGTAATGGCATAATGTTATCCTATAGGTTGATTTCGCTTGTCTCAAAAGATCTTCTTGATTCCTCCAATTGCTGTTTTGACCGAGGAGAGCGCCGATGCGACTGCACCCTCTTCCTCGAAGTTCTCATAGGTCATCGTGACCGAGAACTTCTGAATTGAATTCTCTGCGGTGTTGTCCAGCGGAATCGAAACAAATGTGATCGGATATGCATTCTTCAGCTTGATGCCGTAGACCGGAAGGTTCTCCTTGTTCAGCTGCTGTATGACGATGTCGGTGGTGTATTCGTTCTGGTAACGAACACGATATGCATTGGCATCGATGACCAGGTTCGACCATTTGTCGAACATCTTCTTGACGTAGTAGTCATGGGTCAGCAGGAAAGTAAATGTGACGTCCTCATTCATGAAGCCGTACGGGATCTTGATCGCCTGGCGGTTGCTCTGATAATCCATCGTCATGATCTGACGGCCTGGTAGCGAGCACGACTCGCACAGGATTCCGACATCTCGAGGATCATTGATGAGAGAGCTGGCCTTGAAGCTACGAGAGACCAGTGAAACCAGTATGTTCTGGATATCGATGTTCAGAAGGCTTGCAGCTGGTGGCTGCATGTAGATCGCAAACCGATTTGTATGGGCCAGGCCACCATGCTTCGTGATGGTGCCTTTCATGTCGTTGATGCTTTTTCCGATGAGTGTGGCCATAATAGTTTAGGCTTTCTGATAGATCTTCTTCGATTCGCTCCAGACCTTGGTCTTCTGGGCACCGCGGAAGTGTTCCGTCGGAAGGAAGATCGCGATCTCCCAGTCGGGAGCCAGGACCTGTGAAGGACGTGTCTTCATCTGGTCAAATAGGTAGTGCTTCAGGCAGGGCTGAAAGTAGCGGTGTTTTCTGGCACGTGCGAGCGTCTCGTACCTAAGTCTTAGCTTGGATCTCTCTGTCAGATTATCATCAGTGAACGACTGCATTAGGCTGTCCAGGAAGATCGCCCTGGTGTTTGGATGCAGGTAATGCAGGTTGAGCCCCAGGAAACCACCGGGAGCCGGAGACAACATGATCACCAGCGGAAAACGATCGTAGTACGGTAGAGTGTCCTTGTGCAGAGCATCGTACACAAACATGTACATAAATCCCCATCTCGGGATATTCTTCTGCTGAAGAGCTTCATCCTTCAGGAGTTTATTGCGATTGATTCTCCCGTTGAGCTCTTTGATCTTCTCTGTAAACCATTCTCTGGCTTCCTTGGACCTGCGCTCAAACCCAGTGCTGGCCAGCTCTGAACTTAGCGTTTTGAATAGTGAAGCCATAGTTCACTATTTATAGAGAAATTTCTAAAGTATCTTGATGCCCAGTCCACGCAGAGTCTCTTCAGTCCATACCTCGAACGACCAACCACGATCTGCGGCATATTCCTTGGCCGCTTCCCACTTGCTGATGTTCTTCGCGTAGGTCATGACCTCGGTGATGTACTTACGTGTCTTCTTGCCAGGATTCTTTGGAGGCTGAGATTCCTTCTTCGGCTTCACCTCGATCAGTATGACCCTGCCATCCGTGAACTCAGCCTTGACATCGACGAAGTAGCGATGGATCTTGCCATCCGTCTTACACCGGTATGGCACCACAACCTCCTCCGAGGACCATGATTTGATGTGAGATCCCTCGTCTAGCCACCGAAAGAGTTGACGCTCCCACAGCGACCGATAGACGATGTTTGTGATATCGCCTCGGTACTTCGAAGGGTTCTGTGGAAGGAATTTACCTCGGTAACTCATATAAATATCCAATCACATATTTATGTCACTTATCGACACAGCACAAAATATAGCTAGAGTAACGAATTCAGAGACATTGGTGATGCCTCAATTTAGAGTGTTCGGTTCGCAATCGAATGCTCTGACCTTCCCAGATACTCTTCGGAAGAACCCTCTACCATTTGTTCTTTTTACTGCTCTCGGTAAGTCTCAAAGCCCGGCGATTAGTTTACCAATACCTCCAGGATTGACGATCGGCGACGGAATGTCGTACTCATCAATGAACCTAGGTATTATTGGCACTATCATGGCTGAAACGATGACTCAGATGGGAAAACAAACATCTGTTTCTGGAGTGATTGGAGCCGGAGTGGGAGGGATGGTAGGTTCAGTGATCAATAAAGCGGGTCAGTTGAATGCCGCAGCGGCCGCATCGATATTGGCCAGAAAATTTGGATTCGAAACCGTTGCCGACACAGTTGACTTCAGTCAACGACAGGTCATCGCTCCAAATACGAATACAACTTTTCAGAACTCGAATATCCGATCATACTCTTTTACATTTAAACTCGTTTCTCGATCGAAGAAAGAAGCTGAGACGATCAAGAGGATCGTAGACATGTTCAGAGAATATATGTACCCAGAGGGTAAAGATGTAGTCCTATCGTATCCTCCGATATGGAACATCTCTTTCTATGATAAAGATGCCGTGGTTAATCCATATCTTCCTAAGATCTATGATTGCTATCTGACCGGAATGACTGCGACATTCAACGCTTCCACGAATATCTTCCACGAAGATGGAAGCCCGGTCGAGACCGATGTGGCTTTATCGTTCCAGGAAACTCGTGCCCTGACGAAGAAGGATATTCAAGATTTGGAAAGAGGAGAGACGAGAACAACCGAATCTGTATAATCCATGGCATTCTTTCGACAATTTCCAAAGACCGGGTATGACTTCGAGTCTAACGGTGTCATCACGAAGATCATCGACATCTTTCGTACGGTTAGAGCCGATTCAGTATTCCTGGATGACATGTCCACGTACCAGTATTTTCAGGTACGAAATGGTGAAAGACCTGATGTCATATCAAACATTCTCTATGGAACTCCAGAATACTACTGGACGTTTTTCGTTATCAATGAACACCTAAAGACGGGACTCTCTGGATGGCCAATGGGTACGGCGGAGTTTGAGGATTACATCCGTCTAGAGTATTCTGGAACTGTGATCGACACTGAGCCAGTCGTGGTCAAAACTCCCGATGGAACAGTAGCGAGATATGACAACTCATTGGCTGGAAGATTTACGATCGGAGAGACGATCACTGGAGCAACATCGCTTGCGACGGGAATATTGAAGGAAAAGAACGTCCCGATGAGTCAGCTGATACTGGGATCAGTATCTGGTAACTTCAGAGAACCAGAAAGCATCACGGGTGCTACCAGCGGTAGTTCGGTCGTTACGAGTCAGGTATACCTGCATCGCGATGCCCCTCACCACTACGAAGATCCGAATGGGCTGGAAATGTACAACTCTCGATTTATCGATGAGGATCTGACCATTGCTGGAGTCCAGCCAAATGCTGCCGACTTTAGTCTCACGCCAGTATCCTATTACGAGTACGAACTACAATTGAATGAAGAGCGCGGAAACATCCGAATCGTGAGACCGAATATGATCTACCAGTTCGCTCAGGTGTTCGGAAAACTCATCAATGAGTAGACAAAACAACGTTGATCTTAATTCATCTAAGATCTTTGTACCATCGGCGTACAGAGCCTCGGAGATCGTAATCAGAAATCATGCAGGTAAGGAATACGACATCAAGAGAATTGTAGCCGATTTTACCATCACTGAGAGCATATATCGATCGACTCTCACCCTGAATATCGGAATCCGTGATGATGGAAATTTCATGGAGCAGGCTGCTCTTACCGGGCACGAATGGATCTATGTTGTACTCGACCGAACTTTACCGAATGGAACATCTCAGAACATCAGTCTATGGTTCCGAGTGACAGAATATCCGGTATTTGCCAAATACAATAACAATGTCCAGGTGTATCGCATCGGAGGAATATCCGATCATGCGTTCGTCTCAAAGTTCAAGAAGATCTCCCGGGCATTCAACGGTAAAATATCGGATTTTATTCATAACGTTTTCCGTAATGATCTTGGCTACGATAATCTAGAATTCGGATCAGATACCACCGGCACGGCGGCATTCATTGTTCCGAACATGGAGCCGATCGATGCTATGCATTGGGCACTCCGTAGAGCCTTTACTCAGGAAGGAAGTCCGTTCTATCTTTACCAGACACTCGATGGGAAGATACACCTCAAATCTCAGGCGGATATCATCAGACAAGATCCGTACAAAGAATACCGAGACGCAAAGTTTTTTCAATACGATATTAATCGCGACCCAGAGGAGGCATACGAAGAAAGGGCGCTACGCATTCTGAGCATCAATTCTGATCTTAGTCTCTCGAAGCCGGCTCAGGGAATGAACGGAGCTTTTGCCTCCCGCAGCGAATACATCGATATTGCCACGAAAACCGCCTCAGCATTCAAATTTGATTACCTCGAAAACGTCTCAAGGTTTCCTACAATAGAGGCATATCCGTTCGTTGCGCCTAATTTCGAGATCGACAATCAGAAATACATCAATTCCTACGATAGGACCAAGATTAACTACATACCTATCAATTCCGCTGCATTCTCAAATGTCGGAAACTATCACGCCCCGACATCCAGAGGCATCATAAACTATGCTCAGTCTCAGCTGGAGACACTAGATACACAGCAGCATACTATCGTTTTGAATGGAGATCTAGAGCTTAACTGTGGAAAGGTTGTTTCTTTACGAATCCCTCCGGCAGTAGATCCGAAACCAGCGAAGAAAAATTCACATTCCTCCGATAACAATCAGGTTGATGATTATCTTTCCGGAAACTATGTGGCGGCATCGGTCGTCCATAATTTTGCTGAGGAATACTTTATCGACATGAAGGTGAAACGAGATACATCACCAGTGACACCATTTGCATCATGAACGCTACATCACAGGACCAACTACTATCAAAGTCATTTTCTTGGTTTACTGGTGTCGTAGAAGATATCAGCGATCCCATGCAGATGGGTAGAGTACGTGTACGATGCTTCGGCTATCACACCGAGGATAAAAGTCAGATCGAGACAAAGGACCTACCATGGGCATTTGTAGTTCAGCCTGTCACTTCTGCGGCGATGGGCGGAATCGGAACATCGCCAACTGGAATACTACCAGGATCCTGGGTTGTTGGTTTCTTCCGTGATGGTCCATCGGCGCAGGATCCTCTGATCCTCGGCACGATTGCGTCGATGCCGGTTGCTCCTGATACAGCTAGAGGATTTTCCGATCCATCCGGTCAGTATCCTAGATCAAGTCGACTGGGTAGTGTGGATATTCCGAAACAATCGACAGGAGAATATACTCAAGCACCATCGTATGTTCGTAGGAATGATCTACGTGCTCAAAATATCGAAACAGCCGTTCCCCCTAAAGTTAGCAGCGTGGCGGTCGATGAACCAGATTCGTACTACACGAGAAGCACCTGGAGCAATCTAGAAATAGACCAGGTGGTATCGCCGTCATATCCTAACAATCATGCACGGGAAACGACCTCAGGTCACGTGTTTGAGGTGGATGACACTCCGAATTATGAGCGCATTGCTGAAATGCACGCATCAGGCACATACCGTGAGATCGATGCCACCGGTAACATTACCACCACAGTCGTTGGAAATCGATATACGGTGGTCTTTGAGTCGGATAACATCTACATCATGGGATCCTGTAACATCACCGTGGATGGAGACCTGAAGCAGCTAGTAAAGGGCAACTATCACCTAGAGGTCGAAGGAAATAAGACTGAGTACATCAAGGGATCCAGACAGTCAAAGATTGGTCAGTCCGAGCAGACCGAGATCGGGAAAGAATGGGCCACAAACGTCACGAGCAATAAGATCGAACGTGTCGGTGGCAATACAGTCATCACGATAGACGGTGACAAGGTACAAACGATTGCTGGGAACAGTGACCTGACTGTGGCCGGAAACAACGGGCTCATCGTGGTTGGCAAACATCAAGAATTTTCTGGAGGTCATCACGAGACATCTTCATCCGGGCATCTCTTCCTGACATCCAAGGAAAACATTGAATTTGAGTCCCTGGCAGCGATGAAGATCACTGTCGACGGTAATCAGGATATCAGCGCAGCTGTCACCAATATCGCCAATAACGTGAACGTCACTGGAACAGTGGATGCAACAGTTGAGGTCGAGGCTGGATCGAATAACATCAAGCTCACCACGCACCGCCACTCCGGTGTTCAGGCCGGACTCTCGAATACTGCTACGCCAATACCATAATCTGCCATGTCATTACTTTGTGGAAAGAATCCGGCACTTGATGCGGTCAATGCGATCCGCGATCAGATCAAAGCCAAGCTTGCTGACAAGAAGAGCGCTCTGGGAGGTCTGGCTTCTCAGGTATCTGCTATCACATCAAAGATTTCCGAGCTCCAGGCGAAGGTCACGAACCTTGATTCATTCCAGGCAGAACTTGCTGCACTCGTAGGAGCAGATGCAGCAAAGATCGCTGCCTTTAAGGAGAAGTGGAAAGGTAAGGTGGCAGAACTGGATGCACTCGTGGCAAAAACTACAAGTGGAATCGCCGATGCTCTGGACTTCTGTAAAGACGTTCCAAATGTCAAGATGAATCCGGCTACCGGCGCAACAGTCCAGGAGGCCAAGGAGTCTCCCACACCAAACACCGCACCGGTTGAAGTTGAACCAGTCAAGGAAACGGTAGTTGATAATTCTCAGAAAGTATCAACTGGAAACTCCGGTGTTATACTGGCAGAAGCGGAGAGCAAATTCGATGAATTCATACGTCAGCCATACCGTCAACAAATAACAATTCCGCTCTCAAAGAAAGTAACCTCCGCGGTCGATGAAGAGGCGGCAATACTCCTGTCTGATGAATATAAGAAAGCACGATCGTCGATTTCTATTTTTGGAGGAACAGATGATAAGCCTGAGGTGTTTAACACATTGGAGCAGGCAAAGCTTAAGAGAAATGCTGCGTCTGAATTATCGAGTCAGGTTGACAAGTACTATGAGATCAGGCTACAGGAAGTATCGCAAGATACCGGTGTATTTACCACTATTGACTATTTTTCAATTAAAGTAGAAAGCCTGACCGATAGGTCCATCTACCAGTATATGGAAGACATCAAACCTTGGCTAGAAAAGGTGAATAGCATTCTTACTTCCAATTCTGATGCGGCGAAGGACTACTACCGGTACAAGAATAATACCTCGTAATTTGCCTATAAATAACAAACCATGGCCGGAATCCTTGTAGCAAGCGATAGGAATATACTGGGACGAAAATCAGCAATCGTTTCTCAGCGAAAGCCGTATTCTGACCTGGATGTATCCCTGTCCAGAGATGTGACAAACGATATCGCTCCATTAAAAGATATTGAAGCAGTAAAAGCTGCGGTCAAAAACTTAGTTCTTACTTCATTCGGAGAAAGACCATTCCAGCCAAACCTTGGATCGGCCATCAAGGGATTACTCTTTGAACCTGCGGATCGAATTTCGATAGCAGTACTGAGGAAGTCCATCGTTGATGTTCTCAGGAAAAACGAACCTCGTATCGATTCTATCACCATTGAGGTCAAGGATGAATCAGAGAACAACCGTTACGTGGTCGACCTAGGATTTAGGGTTATATCTCTGAACCAGGAAGTAGACATTTCATTTTATCTCCAGAGAGTTCGATAACCTTTTACGACAATGGCTCAATTCGACGTTACAGAACTAGACTTTCAAAACATCAAGGATTCCATCAAGGATCACTTTAAATCACAGTCAAAATATAATGACTTTGATTTCGATGGATCAAATCTGTCTGTGCTGCTGGATATTCTGGCCTACAACACGCACTACAACGCGATGGTGGCTCATTTTAGCATCAATGAGTCGTTTCTCGATTCTGCACAGATTCGTGGTAATGTTGTATCCCATGCCAAGATGCTTGGATATGTACCACGTTCGGTGCAGGCATCCAGCGCAAAGTTAAACATTACCGTTACCGGAACAAGCGTTTCTCCCGCCACGCTGACAATGGAACGTGGTACTCGTTTTCAGACCGCTTCTCCGATAAGTGGATCTCCTTATGTGTTCTTAACGCTGGAGTCAGCTACCGCCTCAAAGAATAGTTCGAATAACTATGTCTTTTCTGGAGTGACTGCAAAGCAAGGTGTTCTCAAACGCATGCTTTATCTGGTAGACAACTCGATCGAGAATCAGAAATTCGTCATACCTGAGGCGAATGTGGATACTTCCACAGTTCGCGTTCGAGTCAAGACGAATCAAGATTCCGATGACTACGAGGTATTCACACGATTCACAAGTCTTTCTGGCATCAGTGCTACATCATTGGTGTACTTCATTCAGGAAAATGCCAGTGGTAAATTTGAAGTTTTCTTCGGCGATGGAATCCTTGGCAAGAAGCCAATCAACAATAACATCGTAGAGGTAGAGTATATCTACACTCAGGGGGCTGAGGCCAATAATTGCCGCGGAGCATTTACTGCACTCGATTCGATCGGATCGTTCAGCGGCGGAAGCATTTCAGTCTCTTATTCGAACGGGACCTCTTCGACTTTTGGAGGAGCTGATCCCGAGACCATCGAGTCAATTCGATACAATGCTCCTTTGACCTATCTTTCACAGAACCGAGCAGTTACAGCAGACGACTATCGCTCACTCATCATACGTGAGTTTGGAAACATCGATTCGATCTCAGTTTGGGGTGGCGAAAAGAACACTGAACCTGACTATGGCAAAGTCTATATTGCTATCAAGCCAACTGGTGCAGCTGCACTGAATGCAGCTGAGAAGAACAATATCATCACAGCGATCGAGAATAAAAACATTGTTTCGATTACTCCCACGATCGTCGATCCAGACTTCACCTACATCAAGCTCGATGTTTTCTTCAAGTATAATCCGAATCTGACAGACAACACAAAGATTGCTCTGGAGGGATTGGTTCGAAACCGTCTACAGACATACGCTCAGACATATCTGCAGAGATTCGACGGAGTGTTTCGTTACTCCAAGCTTCTGGCAGAAGTTGATTCTGTCGATAAGGCGATTCTAAACAGCGTCACGCGTGTTTACATGTTCAAGGACATAACTCCTTCGAACGTGACTGCAAATAGCATCGATATTACATTTGCATCTCCGATCTATGCGACATCTTCAAGCTCATCTATTCTAAGTTCTTCCGAATTTAAGATTGGTGGCGTGGTACATTACCTGAGAGATGCTCCGATAACCGGTTCTGTCAATCGTAACATCTTTCTTTGCCGTAGATCCTCAGGGGCTGAAGTGAGAGTTGCAAATCTAGGAATACTATATGCAGCAGCCGGACGTATCGTTATCAATAAACTTCTGCCAGATACGACTGATATTATTCGCCTGACGGTTCTTCCAAATTCCTTCGACCTGGCACCAAAGAGAAATCAGCTTCTGGATATCGCGTTGTCCATTCCTTCTGGTCGCGGAGATCTTGAACCATCGACGGTTACTGGTGAGATCGATACGATTGCGGTGTCTGGATCATCCGGTGCAGTAAACTACACAACTGTTTCACGTCACGAATAAGGCCATGCCTCACTCGATAGAAACAATCGCGAGCACTCGTAGAAAGACAAAAGAATCGATCCGCGTCGATTCACTTGTTCCTAGCGATCTGCGTCAGCCAGCCGAAAAGTTAATCGATCTACTCGAGGATTACTATACCCATATCAATGAGGTCGGTCAACCGAGCGCCGAGATCAACTCGATGGTCGAAGCTCGCGATATCGATGTAACGAAGGCAGCCTATCTTGACCTCATACAGAAGGAGATCGCCAGCGTAATTCCAAAGAACACCGTTGCGAATCGAGTCAATCTCTACAAGAATCTCGCCAGATACTACAATGTCCGTGGATCGAAAGAATCGATCGAATTGTTCTTCAAGATTATCTTTCAGGACAACGCCGAGGTCTATTTTCCTAGAAAGGACATGCTGATCGCCTCGGATGGCGTCTGGCTAGCCAACGTTCAGCGACCGGTTTATTCCGCGGCTCCTCTCCTGGGAGTGATCGGTAATGGTACAGGCGCGAAGGCGACGGTGACAACCTCAAACGGAGCAATTCGCCGTATCACTGTATCAAACGGAGGAACTCTATATCCCTGTCCCACGGCAAGTATCACTGGTAATGGAACAAACGCTGTTTTAGAATTATATGTGGCCGGAGGCATTGTTCGATCGATTAAAGTTTTAAACGGAGGATCTGGATATACGAACGCGACAGTTGTAATTACTGGTACAAATACCACAGTTGCAACAGCGACAGCCGAGATTGTGGCAGGAGCAATTTCATCAGTCACGGTGACTGCCGGAGGTGGCGGATATGCAAGTCCTACGGTAACAATCACTGGAAATGGATCTGGTGCAACTGCCATAGCATATTGCGCCGGTGGAGTGATCAAGCACATCCAGATGTTGACCTACGGATCCGGATATTCGACTGCAAATATTGCGGTTAGTGGTGCGACAGGATCTGGAGCCGTCACAGCCGCTACCATTGTAAATGGAGCAATCACTCAGGTCAATCCGACATCTTATGGATCTGGATATACAACCGCAAAGGTAGCAGTAAATGGAATTGTACTCGATGAATCGGCTCCTAATTCAACCTACGCTCAAATTATACCAAACGTAGATCGTACTGGAAACGATTCAGGTCAAATTGCATCATACATCATTGCCGATTGTGGGCAGGGATATACGGTCGCAGGCAATTTTCTAGGATACTCTACCGGAACATACAACGAATCCCGGGGATTTCTTTCCGATAACATCAAGCTTCAGGATTCGTATTTCTACCAGAAATTTTCGTATGTTATCCGTACCGGTAACAACTTTGATGTCTGGTCAGATACATTCAACAAATTAGTGCATCCCGCTGGAATGATATTTTTTGGTGAGATCTTGATTTTGCTGCAATTGCTTGATAGTAAGTCGATCATGCCATTGTTGCAGCCCGGTCTTATTTCCGCTGAAGACTTGGCCAGAATCATTATACTGCAGGCTGCAAATAATCTTACGATGAGCCTGGAGGCATCGTATTACCGAATGGCTCTGAATGTTCCTACTGGTACAAATACTTCGTTCATGCTTAAATTCTTCGACGATAACCCGGTGAATATCTACGGTTCGATGACAATCGAACAGGCGGAAACGCTATATCCGTATGATGATTATACCATCTCAACAGTTATAAATACAGCACCGACGTGGAATGGGACGACTCTCGGAGTCAATTACGTCTAAAATTTTACATACCATAACTCATGCCAGCCATCATTACTTCTAGATTCCGTCTCGAAAATGCCTCAAATTTTAAGGAGGCGGTCGGGTCGGACAGCGTGTATCTTTCCATCGGTAAGTCCGATAATTGGAATTCGGCACTTGGCGGAGCCGAGACCACAGCACCGACTCCTGTTGATACTCTGGTAGAGAGGAACGATTTCTGGCAGAACGCGATCGCCCTGAAGAAGATCGATTCTTCTCTTGTCACACATATCATTCCTCGCTATAATTGGACATTAGGACAGACGTATATTCCATGGGATGACGCGTCAGATTCTATCTTTACGCAGGCATTTTACGTTATCACGAGCGAATTCAAGGTATATAAACTCATCAATAAGCTTCATACCGCCACCACGGTACAGCTCGAACCAACGCACACTACACAAGCTCCAACGAACGCTGGCGATGGTTATATCTGGAAGTACATGTACACGGTGACTGCCGCGGAAGCCACTGCATTCATGACCAATCTTTATATGCCAGTGAAGACTGCTGTGATTCCTGCTGGTGGAGTTATCGGAGACCTGTCACCAGAAGATCAGACGCGCTATAACTATCAGAACAATTCGGCCTCGGATGTCGGCAAGATTTACCGCATTCAGGTGACAGCCGGTGGAACTGGATATGCTACGCCTCCAACCGTAGTGATCAACGGAAATGGATCCGGCGCAACAGCAACTGCTGTCGTTTCTGGCGGAGTTGTTACTAGAATTGATGTTGATACGAATGGCGCGAATTATAGCGTAGTTTCAATATCATTCACTGGTGGCGGTGGTTCAGGTGCCGCTGCTCGCGCAATCCTTTCACCAAAGGGCGGACATGGTACCGACCCAGTTTCTGAACTCGGCGGATTCTACATCGGAATGCGAGTCGTTCTGAATGGACCAGAAGGTTCTGGTGACTTTATTGTAAACGGTGCAACATTCCGCCAGATCGGAGTCATCAAGAATCCATATAATCACGGTACCACCACAATTGCCACTGGCACGACTCTTTCGGCTCTTAAGTCTCTCACACTCGCCGGTGGATCTGCCGGTGGATTCCAGGTCGGAGACTATATCACAGACAGCGGTGGATCCGGAGCTCGCGCATATGTCGATGCATTTGATTCTACAGCCGGTGTCCTAAAGTATCACCAGAATGACAAGACTGGATACGTTGCATTCACGGTCGGAATGACTATTACCGGCGCATCTGCAGGATCCGGATCAATCGGATCGCTGGGGAATCCAGAGGCAGATCGATTCAGCGGAGACGTGATGTTCGTTGAAAACCGCGCAGCCATCATTCGCTCGGCTTCTCAGCTCGAAGACATCAAGATGATTCTGGAGTTCTAAGATTTAATTTAACCCGTCATGGCAATCAAGAATTATAATATCCCTCCGTACTACGACGACTTTGATCAGTCAAAGAACTACCTGCGTGTTCTGTTTCGCCCTGGCTATGCTGTACAGGCCCGCGAGCTGACTCAACTGCAGACCGCAATACAAGCACAGATCGATCGTTTTGGAAGCCATGTATTCAAGGAAGGATCACCGGTTCTGGGCGGTCAGGCATCTCTAGACACTAATTACGAGTTCGTAAAACTAGAAAGCACATTCACCGATGGCGGTAGCACGTACTATCCTGAAGGTGACGGCGGCAGTAATCTTTCCTATTACACATCAGCTGTAGGACTCACCGTCACTGGTGTCACGAGTGGAGTCATTGCGGATGTCCTTGAAGCAACGGCATCTACCACATCAGATGCTCTCACTATTTTTGTTCGCTATACGCGTGCCGATACTGCAAATACATCCCATAGATTTTCTCCCGAAGAGATTTTGACATTTACTGTCAATGGTTCTACGAAGAAGTTTAAGGTTAAATCAGAAGTTAATAATCCTGTAGGAAGAGGAACCCGTGTTTCTGTCAACGAAGGGGTGTACTTTGTAAAAGGAAATTTTGTCTATGCAGCGGCTGATTCAGTAATTGTATCAAAATATACCACAAACCCATCAGCGCGTGTAGTCTATAAGATTTCAGAGAATATCGTTACCTCAACAGAGGATGCATCTCTGGTAGACAACTCAATAGGAACGCCGAATGAATCTGCTCCAGGAGCACATCGCTATCAGGTTGCTCTCGATCTGGTCGTAGAGCCATATCTCCTCTCGAACAGAACAGAGGACAATATCATTCAGGTACTGCTGATCAATGGTGGTCAAGTAACAGGACGTGCCCGTACAGAGTATTCAGAACTTGCACGCACTCTGGCCACTCGTACCTATGAAGAGTCTGGCAATTACACAGTTCGTCCGTTCCAGATCAACGTTCGCGAGTATTACAACAGCGGCACGAACGGAGGATTGTTCACGCAGGCACAAATTCAGTCAGCAAATCCAGGATTCACGAGCCAACAAGCTCTGGATTATGGAAAAGCCAGATTGGCAGTAGGACTTGAACCCTCGGTTGCATATGTTAATGGGTATCGCATCGAGACTCTCGATACTACATATGTCACTGTGGAAAAAGCTCGAGATGAGGCATTCATCAATGGTGCATCGATCTTTACTCCGCTCGGAGGATATGTCTATATCGATACGGTTGTAGGACTTCCAGATACTGCTACTTTTAGTCCGATAAACCTCAAGAATTCTGGAGGTACCACGATTGGTACCGCCCGCGCTCGTGCCATGGAATATGTTTCCGGCACAATTGGATCAGCAGCTTTCTATAAGCTATACCTGTTCGATATCGTAATGAATTCTGGACAGTCATTCTCTAACGTCAGTACACTTCAAGATACATCTGTCCCAGGATACGACTTCACTGCAACGGTCAATGATATCGATTCGAATATCACGTATGCAGTTCTATATGATCCATCAAATAGTTCGTTGCTGTACAAGCTTCCTGTCAGTGCTGTACAGTCTCTGCGCTCTTCTGATGATGTGACGTGCGACTTCTTCTACTACGTCAAGCGCAAGTTTGATAACGTCCAGGCAAACGGAAGTGGTCAACTGACGCTTACAGCAAGTTCCGAGAATTTCTACTCGGTTACCTCTACGGATTATGTGGTCGTTAAGGCGAGTGACGGAACTCAGGTCACTCAGGCAGTAACTCCTGTTCTGAACAGTGGTGGAACATCTGTCACCCTCTCGCTCGGCGGTGGAAATGCAAATCTGTACTTCTACGTCATTGCATCGACACGTCGAAACCTGATCGAAAAATCAAAGACTTTCGTATCTGGTGTTACGACTTGGACCTCCGGCGCCTACGGTAATGGTCAGAAGGCATTCTCATCACCAAACACCACACCCGGTGGTTATGATTCTCTAGCTCAGACCGACGTCCTGAGAATCAAAGCGGTGTATATGTCTGCCAATGCTTCGACGGACGCCACGACCAACGACACGAATATCACCAGTCGTTATACACTGGATGACGGTCAACGAGAAAACTTCTACGATGTGGCCCGCATGCAGTTAAAGCCAGGAGCAAGTGCTCCTACAGGTCGTATTCTAGTAATCTTTGATTATTTCACTCACAATCCTGGTGACTACTTCGGCGTCAATTCCTACTCTGGCGTTGACTACGGAGATATTCCTACATTCAATTCCATCAAGGGAGCGATCGCTCTCCGCGATGCGGTCGACTTCCGCCCGACCAAGAGTAACGACGGTTCTGGATTCACGGCCGCTGGTGCTTCGACCTCGAACTGCATTGTTCCAAATTCTACGATTCTGACAGATATTCAATTCTATCTGCCGCGCATCGACAAGATCTTCGTCAATAAGAATGGAGAGTTTGCCTCAATCAAGGGTATCTCGAACGTGATTCCAAAGGCGCCGGAAGATCCGGAAGATTCGATGGTACTATACTCGATTAACCTGAATGCCTATACATTCAGCACGATCGACCTCTCGGCAAAGATGATCGACAACAAGCGCTATACGATGCGTGATATCGGTCGTCTGGAGAAGAGACTCTCGAATGTTGAGTACTACACCTCGCTGTCGCTGCTCGAAAAGTCCGCAGCGAATACCCAGATTCTGGATGGTACAGGTAACCAGAGATACAAGAACGGGTTCATCGTTGATTCGTTTGTGGACCATGGAATCGGTGCCCTCAATCATCCAGACTATCACTGCTCGATCGAGGCCGAGAAGGGAATCCTTCTGCCAGAATTTACTCAAAAGTACGTCAACCTTGTTCCTAATATCGCAGGATCGGCTAATATCAAGCAGACCGGATCTTTAGTCACTCTTAACTATACAGAAGTACCATTGATCGAACAACCGTATTCGTCATACTCCGAATACGTTAACCCACACGCGGTATATGGATGGCAAGGAAGGTTAGAGCTATCTCCTCCATCCGATGAATGGAAAGAAGTCACCACAAAGCCTCAGCTGGCTGCAAATGCTTCTAACAGCTATAGTTGGTTCAATGAAGCCGATGCCGATACTGCAAATGGTGGATTGTTTAACGATTGGCAGGTCAATTGGTTCGGTGTTTCCCCTGAGGAGGAAGAAGAACTCCGCAATCAACTATCCGAGGGAACATTAACCGCTCGCGGAGGATCGATCATTGCCTCGAATGGTGATGTTGTTGGACAATACACGAAGCCATCGAGTGGTGTCTACAATAACACACAGACTTCTCAGGTATCTGATACGGTCGTCAATAATACCGTTGTTCCATACATTCGTTCCAGAAAGATATATTTTAGAGCTACTGGTCTAAAACCTCTCTCGAGAGTTTACGCATTTTTCGATGGCGTAGATATGACGAACTATGTTCGTACAGAGGTTGCGATGACCAACTACACCACGAATCCGGACGATAAAAATTATGCTGGACTGACCGCGCATCCATCTGGCGCCACAACCCTGACGACGGACTCTTCTGGACAGGTGATCGGATCATTCATCATTCCTCATAATGATGCTATCAAATTCCGCACCGGCGAAAGAACATTCAGAATCATCGATAATTCCCTGAATAACTCGGATTCAGCCTTTACATATGCCGAAGGCATTTACCGTGCAACTGGAATCTTTGTGCCGGCTCCTACACCTGCTCCTCAGCCACCGGTAGTGATTCCAACGCCAAAGCCTGGTCCGGCTCCTTCCGTGCCTCCGTTTGTTGGTATCGCAGTCCAAGGGCTCACTCCGAAGTATAACGGAATTCCGTTCAACTTTACCGCTGTCACATCTGCGACCGGATATGGATCTCTCACATCCCTCGTGATGGAAGAAAGATCCAATGCATCGGATCCTAACTTCGGATATTGGGTGCCTCTGGCATATCAGAGCGGAACAACTTCCGGAATATCTGGTAATGCGGTGTTTAGAATTTCTCCGGCTCTGCCTGGTACATATCAGGTACGTGCAAGAGCAGTTTGGAGCGGCGTAACGTATTATTCGAATACGATTTCGTTTACCGTAGCATCGGCTCCTCTGGATATTTCAACTCTACCTGAAGCCGAACGTTATACACAATAATTTAAAGCATGAGCAACGTATACCTATCACCAACACAAACGTCAGCTCTGCAGCAGGCTAAGACCTACGTCGATCCTGTTGCACAGAGTTTTATCGTCGATAGTCCAGGTGGAGCATTTTTGACGTCGATCGATCTATACTTTGCATCTAAAGATTCTACCCTACCGGTTACTCTTGAGATTCGAGAGATGGAAAATGGAATTCCTACCGGAATCATTGTTCCATTTTCAACGGTGACAGTCAATGCCGCTGACGTCGCAACGAGTTCTAGCGCATCGTTGCCTACGAAGTTTGCGTTTTCTGCTCCGGTTTTTCTACTTGATACGTCAGAATACTGCTTCGTGGTGAATGCTAACTCTCGTAACTATAAGATCTGGGTTGCAGAGACCGGAAAAAACGATGTGACAAATACGTCGTTCTCTATCACCAAACAGCCATATGCTGGAGTGATGTTCAAGTCTCAGAATGCATCGACCTGGATCCCTGAGCAGAATCTAGATATCAAGTTCGTGATTCGTCGCGCTGAATTTGTTTCCACTGGTGACATCATCCTGAACGAAGCAACACTTCCAGTCATTACACTTGAATCAAATCCTCTTTATACCTATAGCGGAACAAAGAAGGTCAGAGTGTTCCAGAAGAACCACGGTCACATCGCCGGGACATCAGAAGTTACAATCGCAGGTCTGACGGCAGGTACCAGTTACAACGGAGTCCTGGGAAGTGATATCAACGGCACCCGAAACGTTGTTGATGCCGAACAGGATTCTTATACGTTTTTGGCTGGAGGCGCCTCAAACTTTACTGCCTCAAGTCGTGTTGGTGGAACGGTCGTGACTGCCACCGAGAATAAGACATACGATATTCTATACCCGAATGTACAGCAGCTTGTGTTCAAGAACACCAGAGCTGACTGGTACGCTCGTACCACGACAGGAAAGTCATTGGCCGGATCTGAGATTCCTCACTCACTGAGTCAATATTATCAGGTTCCGGTCAATCAGAATGTCGAGATGAATCATCCTCAGATCGTTCGTGCGGTGAACAGCGCAAGTCCGACCTCAAAGAGCCTGTATCTCAAGGGCACGTTTACCACAACCCAGTCTACACTTTCTCCGGTCATTGATCTGAATCGTACCTCGGCGATTGCCATTTCGTACCGTCTCGATCGTCCAATCGGATCTGCCGCAACTGGATATAATGTGGTGGAGGGATACCAGGCAGAAACAGCGGCCAGCGGTTCTTCTTCCCTTTCGAAGTATATCACCCGTCGAGTTGACCTGGCGACGGCTGCGTTGGCCCTTCGTATCTTCCTGGCAGTAAACCGTCCAACTGGATCGTATATTAATCTCTACTACAAGGTAACCAATAACATCGATGCTAATTTTGATTCATTACCATGGGTGGCTGTCAATCCAATCGATACCGTTCCGATCAATGACAATGCAGCAGAATATGCCGATGTTGAGTATGCTGTCACAGAATCAATGTTATCTGGGCCATTTGTGGCCTTTGCATTGAAGATCGTCTTTACCTCGGAGAACAGCTCAGCAGCTCCTTCCTGCTCTGACCTGAGAGCCATCGCTGTGACATGAGCCAAACGGATCCCAAATACGCAGTTGTCAAAGAAGATCCTTCTCTTGTCAGAGATAGCTATTCGAAAGCTATAATAAATAGAAACACTAAAGACTATCTCCGTCGCCTGGTTGCGAAAAAGACCTTCGATGACAAGGAAGCGGAGATTCAAAGGCTCAAGTCGGATGTTGATGAGCTCAAGTCAATGGTGCAATCTCTACTGTCCTCTACTCAGAATTCTAAGTAATCTCATACTTCCATGGCCCTCACTGAAGTCCTACGTTCCGATACATTTGAGCAATGGCGCACAAAGACGAACACTGTTTCGTCTGACCTAGGCGACAGAGCGACGCTTTCGGCCAATATCACCGCGAACACATCGTTGGTGGGTGCCATCAACGAGCTTCAGAGTGACATTGGAGTCATCGGTAGCCTTTCCACTTTTGCTGCATCAAACATCGTTGCCGCTCTGAACGAACTGAAGACAGGATCAAGTGTCACGATCTCTGGGACGAAGACCTTTTCGTCGAATCTCAACCTTTCTTCTGGTCAGGCATATACGATCGACGGAACATCGGTCCTGAACGCCACAACATTAGGATCCGGCGTGGTCACCTCCTCTCTGACCACGGTCGGTACAATCGGTACGGGTGTATGGCAGGGAACAATCGTTTCTCCGACATACGGTGGAACAGGCATCAACAATGGTAGTCGTACTCTGACGATCTCTACGGGAAATCTGGCCTTGACGACAGCGGCCGGGGGATCATCACTGACTCTTCCTGCAAGCGGAACGGTTGCTACTTTGGCTGGAAGCGAAACGCTCACCACGAAGACCATCAACCTGGCGAACAATACGCTGACCGGTACTCTGGCTCAGTTTAACACAGCTCTGACCGATGACGATTTCGCAGCCCTGAATACAGCTCAGACCCTGACGAACAAGACGATCGCTCTGGGTTCAAACACGATCAGCGGTACTCTGGCTCAGTTTAACACAGCTCTGACCGATGACGATTTCGCAGCCCTTGCCGCAACTCAAACTCTGACGAATAAGAGCCTGCAGGATTCTACCACATTCTTTATCGATGATGTAACACCGACAAAGAGGCTGCAATTTCAGTTATCAGGTATTACCGCGAACACTACTCGCACACTGACGATCCCGGATAATTCTGGAACGATTGCTCTCACCTCAGATACGACATTCATTGGTACCACATCAATAACTCTGAGCCGTGGATCTGGTAATCTTGCCTTGGCTGGTATTTCATCGGTCACTCTTCCTGGTTCAACATCTGGAACAGTTCTACTCCAGCCTACGGCGATTGCTGGAACAACTACAATCACTCTCCCTGCAACAAGCGGAACAGTTGTTACCACAGGAGATACTGGAACCGTTACGAACACGATGCTTGCCGGAAGCATTGCAAATGGAAAGCTTGTCAATAGTTCTGTCACATTCAATGGTGTTACTGTTGCCCTCGGATCATCTGGAACTATCACTTCGACGACAACAAATGCGCTGACAATCGGTGATGGACTTAGTGGTACGAGCTTCAATGGATCTGCAGCAGTCACAATAGCTGCAGATGCAACTATTGCTCGTCGTGCTGATACTTTCTCTATCGGTACAACATCGGTCGCGCTGAACCGTACGTCTGGAAATCTTGCACTCACCGGAATTTCTTCGATTGATTTTCCAACAGCAGGAACCAACGTAATTAAGCTTACTCCAGCATCAACAAATGCTCTGGTGACTTTGACGATGCCGGCACAAACCGGTACAATCGTGACAACTGGAGATACCGGTACCGTAACTAACACCATGCTTGCCGGAAGCATTGCAAATGGAAAACTGGTCAATAGTTCCGTTACGATCGGATCTACTGCGGTATCTCTCGGATCTACGGTTACGACATTCACTGGTCTGGCTTCTGTCACATCCTCGGCATTTAGCGGACCTCTGACCGGTAACGTCACTGGTAATCTGACTGGAAATGCCGATACGGCAACAAAGTTGGCAACTGCCAGAACAATCAATGGAGTCAGCTTTGACGGTACCGCAAATATCACAGTCACTGCTGCGGCCGGAACGCTTACTGGAACTACGCTGAATAGCACGGTTGTTACATCCTCCCTGACATCTGTTGGTACTATTGGAACCGGAATCTGGCAAGGAACATCGATCGGTACCGCATATACCGATGCAAAGATCGTATCGGTTACCGGCACCGCAAATCAGATAACGGCCACAACGACGACCGGAGCTGTTGCCCTTTCTCTGCCTCAGAACATTCATACCGGGGCAACACCAACGTTTGCCTCTGTTACAGCAAATAATGTTGTTCTTGGGAGTGCAGCGAATACGATTTCAACGTCTACCGCTTCGACTAATCTTACGCTTACTTCTACAGGAGGAACCGTTGCGGTCACTGGAAATGAAACGGTATCTGGAACGTTGGATGTTTCTGGAAAGACACAGGTTTTAACAACTCTTGCAAACAACACCGTTGTACTTGCCGTAGTCAATAATAATTCAACGTATACAAATGGTTTTCCCACGGCGCAACAAGGAGCAAATCGTTTTACAGTTGGTGCTGATGGCTCGGTGGAAATTAAGGGAGATCTAACAGTTCGTGGCGCAACGACGATTACTGGTGCTGCTACGATTTCTGCTAATTTTAATACACTGATCAACAAGCCTTCACCGGTTGTTGGTGTTACCCTATCTGGTGAGCTTTCTGGATCAGCATCCACAACTCTAACAGAATTGGGTGCCGGAACATATACGATTGCTCTGGCATCCACTATCATTGATAACGCTGTGATTGCTAGCAAAATTGCAGCAGACGCAGTAACCACCGCAAAGATTCTAAACGGAAATGTAACAAATGCAAAACTTGCAAACAGCAGCATCACTGTTACAACGGCCGGAGGATCTGGATTAAGTGGAGGTGCTGTAGTAAATCTGGGTGAAACTGTCACCCTGACAAATAGTGATAAAGGATCATCGCAGAGCATTTTCAAGAATATCGCAATTGCCGGCACTACGGCGTTAACTGCCAATGCAAACAACGATATTCTGAACTTTGCGTCGGATGGTACGATATCACTTACTTCTTCCACGGCAGGTGGAAATAAGACGGTTAATATCGTCCACGCCACCATGGGAAGTCAGGCATCGGTTGATAATAGCGGTGGAACTGTTATCCAAGACGTCACACTGAATAATGGCCACGTCACAGGATTGACGAGTGTCAATCTTGATACTCGTTTCGCTCCTATCAACACAGAGACACTTGATTCTGTAACTACCAGAGGCTCTACAACATCAAACGGTATTACGGTCGGTTCTCTTACGACGAGTGGCGCCATCAGTGCAGCGACCCTGACACTTTCGGGGGATTTAATTGTAAATGGCACAACGACTACGATCAATAGTTCTACGGTGACGGTTGACGATAAGAACATTGAGCTTGGAAGTGTACCTGTAAAAACAGGAATGGCTGCGACTCTCACGAGCGGGTCGATCGTCGTAAATCTTACGAGCGGAAATACTACCGGATTAATTCCTGGACAACGTTTAACGGATATAAACTCAAGCGGGGGTATATTTGGTTCTGCTTCAATTGCTGTTGCTGCAATTAACAATTTAACTCAATTTACTGTCACGAGTCCACACCTAGGATCTGGTGGAGTTACATTTGGTGCCGAGGCCGCCAGCGACTCAACTGCAAACGGCGGTGGTATTACTCTGAAAGGCGCCACTGACAAGACGATTACCTGGGATTCTGCCAACACGAACTGGACATCCAGCGAACATTGGAACCTTCCGACTGGAAAGCAGTTTAAGATCAATAATACTGCCGTTCTGACATCAACCGCTGTTCTTGGAATCGCAGGGACTGACATTGTTACTCTTACCGGATCACAGACTCTGACTAATAAGTCTATCAGCGGTGAACAGATTACTAGCGGTACAATCAATTCTGCCCGCCTTGATGCCGATCTTGCCGCCATCGCAGGGATCTCCGGAACATCTGGATTACTCAGAAAGACCGCAGCCGATACCTGGTCATTAGATACAGCGTCTTATCTGACCGGAAATCAAAGCATTAGCCTTACAGGTGATGTAACAGGAACCGGTGCAACAAGCATTTCAACGACAATCGCCAATAATGCTATCACAACCGCGAAGATTGCTAATTCTAATGTTACCCTTGGAAAGATTGCAGATATTGCAGCACAACGAATTCTGGGAAATAATAGTGCTAGCACCTCAGCGGCTCCAGCAGAATTAACTGTCGCACAAGTTCAGGTTATGTTAGGTCTGGGTACTGCGGCATATACTGCTTCGACAGCATATCAACCTATTGGAACATACGTCACATCTGTTGGAGCCACAGCTCCAATTTCTTCCTCTGGAGGAACAACCCCGAATATAAGTCTTTCTGCCAGTTACGGCGATACTCAGAATCCATATGGTACAAAGAATGCAAATACGGTTCTGGCAGGTCCTCCGAGTGGTGTAGCGGCGGTTCCGACATTCAGAGCTCTTGTTGCAGCAGATATTCCATCACTAGATGCTGCTAAAATTACCACGGGAACGTTTGATGCTGCTAGAATTCCATCACTAGATGCTGCTAAAATTACCACGGGAACGTTTGATGCTGCTAGAATTCCATCGCTGAATTACCAGCCATTTGATGCTGATCTTGCAGCAATCGCTGGATTGACCGGAACAAGCGGACTACTTAGAAAGACTAATACTGATACCTGGTCATTAGATACATCATCGTATCTGACATCTAATCCAAATCTGCAAACTGTCTGCAATGTTGGAAACACAACGACGACTAGCATTACTGCTGGATCATTTGTTAAGTCTGGCGCATTCTCAACCGATATTCTGAAGGGTGACGGATCAACAGAAAGTGATAGCAATTACGTCAAAACCTCGGGCAATCAGACTATTGCTGGAACTAAGATATTCAGCCAGAAGATGGGCATCGGCTCTAATTCGAGCTCGACTGCTGCTCTAAACCTTGACCTAGGATTTGATTCAATTTCTGCCGCTCAGCCAACACGAGCGATTTGGTTGCGTCCAACGTTTCGACCAAACAGCATCGGCGGAGGTGTGATGGAAGGCATTGGAATTGTTCCAATCATTGACTCGAGCTTCTGGAGTGAATCTACGCCAGCGATGACGTACAGCGCCATTCGAATCGGCGCCGTTACACGTACTGGTACTACAGCAGTCACCGAAACGCGCGGTCTTTATATCGATAACTGCACGCTGGGTACTACAAATTATGCGATTTACAGCGCTCATACTGGAGCATCTGTTTTCTCTGGATCACTTACAGCGACATCCTTTATCGGTTCAGCTGCTTCATTAACAAACTTCCCTACGCTCAATCAAAATACGACTGGTACTGCCGCAAACGTAACCGGTACCGTTGCAGTCGCAAATGGTGGTACTGGAGCGACAACATTCACTGCCGGATATCTAAAGGCTAACGCACAGAATGCGTTCACTACTGTGGCATCTGTTCCGTGGAGTGATGTTTCATCTAAGCCTGAAAGTTCGATTGTAAGCAGCCTGGCTCTTTCTGCTCAAACTGTCACCGGAGGCGCCTATCTTAACTCTACAGTTTATAAGCTGGATTCAAGCTCTGGAACATCATCGCTAAAGATTTCTAATGGTACAGGAGTTACTGTAGCTTATGTAAATGCCGGCGAAATTTCAGTGTCCATTCCTCAGGCTGTAGCAACAACATCGAATGTCCAGTTCGGTTCTATTGGAGTTGGTACCGCTGCATCTGGAGTGTCTGGCGAGATCCGTGCGATCGATAACATCACTGCATATTACACCTCAGACGAACGCCTCAAGACGAACGTCCGCAAGATTGAGAATGCACTGGACAAGGTTACTCAGATCAATGGTGTGGTCTATGACTGGAATGATACCTACAAGAAGTCTCACGGTGATGTGGATGGTTACTTCGTTCGTAACGACAACTCCGGCGTCATCGCCCAGGAGGTCGAGAAGGTCTTCCCGAACGTTGTGGGTGAACGTCAGGATGGATTCAAGGCAGTTCGTTACGAGCTCCTGGTTCCTCTCCTGATCGAGGCCATCAAGGATCTCAAGGCCGAGATCGAGTCATTAAAGGCAAATAAGTAAGTTATAAATACACTGACTTATGGCTGTCTACGCGAA